GAGTTGCTCCGGGTCTGTGTCCTACTGCCCAAGCTGCTAGGCCTTTATCATATACCTTTTGAATTATTCCTTTTGGTATATCGGTTACACTGGCTACAGCTTTAATAAATCTCTCTCTCTGGGATCCGGTTTTCTTAGTAGTCTCCTCTTGGATAACTGATCGGAGTCCAGAGGCTTTGATTCTCTTTGTATACTTGCTTGGTTTGGTTTCTGCTTTGGTATCACCAGGCAACTTCTCAAAGCTCTTTTTCCCTTTCTGTCTTTTTCGGATCTCTGCTTTACGCTTATCACTTGTAGACTCACTCAAGCCTTGAGTATATTTCTTCGGTACTTTATTGGCCATAACCTTTTCTCTTTGTCCTTTGTTTCTTAGGCTTGAGAGGTTTCTTTTTTCTCTTATATACGTTCATCTTCGATAACTCCTATGGGCTCTCCGGAGTCTCCTATTCATATTCTTTTTATCCTTAGCTGTATACTTGGGAACTGTTGGAGTAGTCCCTCTTAACTCTCCATCCCTGTACATTCTAAGGGCTATAGCTTGGGCTTGGTCTAAAGCATATCCCTCAAACATTAATTGTCTGACCTTGTATGATATTAACTCGTTATCTCTTGCACTTCTAGCCATCTGTATCATCTCCTCTTAATATCTTAATAGTTGTTAGTATTGTTCCTATCAATCCCATACAAGGGAATTGTTCTTTCTTTATATCTAGCATCACTCCAATCATATCCCACTTAGCCTCAATGTAGATCTCTCCATTCACTGATATAATAGATGTATCCCCAATCTCTTTGTATTGGATAGCATCGTGGAGCTGTTCTATCTGTAGTCTGAGAATCTCTTGGGCATCCTCTATACAGAATGGAACCTCAACCTCTAAGCCTTGGAATATCTCAGATAGTATCTTGCGATCTTTGGGTAGTTCATTTACAATCTTCATAACATAATATAACTCATCGGAGCCCCTCATGCCTACGGTAACAGTACCAAAAAACATACAACTAATAGCCAAGAGAGCAATTGAATATAATCTATCTCTATCTATATCTAATAGAGCTGCATATAAGGAAGAGGATGGAAAAAGAAAGCCTGGAACAGGGATGAGGACCGCTAGGAGATTAATCTCTGGTAAGGTAGATCTGGATCAGCTTATACTGATGAGGGCTTGGTTTGCTAGACACGGAGAGAGCCCTAAAGAATCTAAGGCTAGACAGGATAAGACTTCGAAAGCCTCAATAGCTTGGGCTCTATGGGGTGGAACTCCAGCTAAGAGATGGGTTAACCGTGCCATCAAACAGATAGAATCTGATAATTAACAGATAATAACACATAATTAACAGATAATAACAGATACATTATTCTACGATAACTCCGATTCTCTCTAGATCAGAGTGTACTTTTTGCCTATATTTTAGATCAGTTCCCTATAATTATAATAATACTACTACTATTATTATTCTCTATATAAACTAACTACTAATTATCCCTGGTTTTTAATACTTTGTATCGTAGTACTCGATAACATAGCACTTTTAACTATCTGTTATTATCTGTATTTTATCTGTATTTATCTGTATTTTAGACTGATCTATCTGTATAGAAACGGAAAAAACCCCTAGGATGAGCTAGGGGTCTAACCAATAAACAAGAGAGAACTCTCGTAGATACAGTATATCAAATTCTAGAATAACAGTCCACTATCCCAGATCTTTTCTCCTATCCATTGGCTACACTGTGGAACTATTGCATTCCCTAGGGCTTTGATTCTGTCCACCCTATTGGGAATCCCATCATCTCTTCTACAAACTGGGGATTGAGTTGGAAAGTCTTTCCAGACTTCCGAGCTAGAGCCTCTAAGCATCTGCTCGCTTGAGTGTTTCCCTGTAGTCTGTATTGTTGCTCGTTGGCCGTAGGAGTTGGTAGCATTCCTTTCTCTATCATATACATCAGAGGTCTCCCCCCTTGGCTGTATCGTGTTCTGTGTTCTGATCCTGTTGCTGTGGGTGTTGGGAGTAGTCCTCCGCTTACAAGCGAATCCGCTGGGATACGCGACACAAAACCACCTATCTCTCTTGTGGGGAGCTCCAAATTGTGCAGCTGATACAGTGACCCATTCCGCATCATACCCGATCTCGGATAGCGATCCAAGTACTGCTCCCAGTCCTCGAACAGTGATAGCTGTAACGTTTTCCAAGATTGCAATTCTGGGTTGTAGCTCGTTGATAATTCTGTGGTATTCCCACCAAAGACCCGACCTCTCCGCATTGATTCCTCCTCCTTTTCCAGCCAAGGATATATCTTGACAGGGAAAGCCACCGCATAGAATATCTATAGGGGCTACATTTGTTTTGTTAATAGTTCTTACATCATCATAAATTATTGAATCTTTCCAGTGTTTCCTTAGAATACTTTGACAGAATGGCTCTTGTTCAACTTGCCATACAGTCCTCAAGCCTGGAATAGCTCTCTCCAATCCCAACTCAAATCCACCGATACCAGAGAAGAGAGAGCCTAGCCTCCATTCTTTTACTTTCTCCATATTCTTTTCCCCTCCAGAATAGTCTGTTTGTATCCATAATCTCTAGCGATCTGGGCTATTCTTCTAGCGTTTCCAGAGTGTTGCTGTGAAGTAGACAGCTCCAGATAGATCATTATCTGGCTCGTGGTGTTTAGACCTTGAGTGATAGCCTCCCTAACTCTTAGAGCCCAAGGGTCATCTATTATATATGCCTCTTGGAGATTGGATAGCATCATCTGGGACTCTCTCTCCAGATGCCAAATCTCTTTACTTCTTAGAGCATCCATAGCCTCTGCAAAGAGTTGGATTCTATTATCTATCAGATACTGAGTATCTAATTCACTTGTACAAGTTATTGGAAATACTCTTCTCTCTGGACCATCGGAGAGGAATTGATAATTGTTTGAGGTCCCAGCAAATACCACTCTCCTCTTATAAGTCTTAGGGAATTGCTGGTAGGATGGTCTGAACTTATCCTCTCCGCTAGATATAAAAGCCTTGAAATTGTCCGCTGTTCTGCCTTGGAGAGAGTGTAGTTCTGCTAACTCCCAGAGCCAAGTCTCTGTACTGTGTATGAGTTCCAGAGAGTCCTTTTTGGAGATGTCTATGGGACTATCAGAGAACCAATCATCTCCAATTAGAGCCCTTAATGCTGTACTCTTTCCCAGTCCTTTCTCTCCACACAATACCAAGAATGTATCCATCTTACAGCCTGGAAAGATTATCCGAGCCACCAGAGATATCATCCACTTTCTGCTCATCTCTCGGATCAGTTCATCTCCTCCATCTATCCTCTGAGCCTTAAAGACCTTATGAAAGAGATGGTTAATCCTTGGATGTTGATCCCATTGTAGAGAGTTTAACCAATCCTTGATTGGCTCCTCTATTCTTTTATGGGCTACCCTTAGCACTGCTCTCTTAATATCGTGACTTGGATATTTTATTCTGTAGCATCTCTCTACATGTAGTCCTATGTCCTCAAGGTGTGGATCCCATAACTCCTCACTCTTCCACTTGATTTTATTAGAGTGATCATTGTAGCAGAGAGTTAGGAACTCTGGATCATTCTCTAGGATGATCGCTAAGTTGTTTCTAGTTGTATATGGTTTGGGGGCTCTAGTAAGATAGCCCTCTTTATCAAACTTCGGATCAGACTTCTCCAGTCTGTCCCAGGTCTCTATATCGGCTCCCTCTGGAGCAAATTTGTATTCTGCATCAATACCCATCTCCTCCGCTACTTGGAGGAGTTTTCTCATCTTTTCATTCATTGGTCCTCGTTATTCTATTGGTTTATTGGTCTTGTTCTCTTTGGCTCTAAGTCTCCTCCTAGCCATCTGATATTCTCCAGTCTGTTCTAACATACTCATAATATATCGATCAAACTCTTCTCTATCCTCAGATAAAATCTCCGCTACTGCAAGGAACATATCAAGCGGAGGCTGTCTATCCCATCTGAATACTCTTAATAGAGCCTCTCTATTATATCCAGTTCTTCGAGTTAGATACTCTACATCCTTATTCTGATCTCTTAATTTTCTCCAGATATACAATCCAAACGGATGTAGTCTAGCTGGGATGTATCCCATATCTCTATGTTTCATAACAGGTCCTCCAATCTCCCCC